TAAATACAATTACTTTTACTAAGGGTGATAGTTCAACCTTCCCAATAGTTGTTAATACTTTTCCCTATACAGGGTCAGCCATAATATCAGGTAGTTTAACAGTCACAGGTTCTACAGCTATAACAGGGGGATTTGAAGCTTTAGGTATTAAAGGATCTAAAATTCAATTAGGTACTTACAATGTTGGGTATGATGTAATTGGAGTTGATACTTTTTACATCACAGGAGCAGGGTTAATAATATCAGGTAATATGCCTGATCAAAATCACCATAATCTCCTAAAAATAGGAAATGTTGAAATGGTTGATGTTAATACAGCTTTAACAACTAATGAATTTTTAATTCATAATGTCAACACTCTCCGCATCACTTCAGGAGCTGATGGAGGAAATATTACAACAAATAATCAATTATTAAAAATTGGAGGAGGTAGTTTTTATGTTTATAGAGCTGGAAGTGGGGATAGTAGTGGGATAATTCAAAGTACAGCTAATTATACTACTATAACTGATACTTTTATAACTTTATATGGGCTTAGTGGTTCTTATTTCAACATTCCTAGTACTAATGAAATAACAACCTTAAATGGAACTGATTATTTAATGGGGTTTGTAGCTGATCCTGCACCCACCCCTGGGTTGTCTTATAAAGTTAAAGCGAGTAAGTTTATTTGGGCTACAGGTTCTAACCAGATTATTTCAGGAGGATTAACTATAACAGGTTCAACATTTATATCAGGTGGTTTATCTACTCAATATATTGATTTTGATATCAATGCTGCACCTGCTTTTTCTACAGGTAGAGTTAGTTGGGTAGATGATACTAAAACATTAGCTATAGATACAGACTTAAATAATTTTCAAATTGAAGTAGGCCATCAAAATGTTATTAGAGTAAGAAACGAAACCGGTACCACTATATCAAGAGGTAGAGTAGTTTATTTAAGCGGTTCTTCAGGTAACAGACCTCTTATTTATACATCCAGTTATGAAATAGACCCAACATCAGCAGGTACTGTAGGTTTAGTAGCAGCTGATATTAGCACCTCTAACAATGGTTATGTTATATCAAATGGTTTAATTAGAGATATAAACACAACTGCTTATACAGCGGGTGCGGTTTTATATCTATCCTCAAGCGGTCAATTAACAACAACTCCTTCTATAGCTCCCTTACATAGTGTTAGACTAGGTAAAGTTATAACATCTGCAGTATCCGGTATAATCCATGTAGATGTTGATAACGGTTACGAAATCGGTGAATTACATGATGTAGTTGACACTTCAACAAGTACAACATATGGGGCTTTATTAACTAAATCTGGTAGTGTTTGGAAAGATGGTTATCAATTAACAGGTTCATATGGGTTAACAGGTTCTTTAAATGCTACCTCATTTACTGGTTCATTATTTGGGACAGCAAGTTGGGCTACTAACACCTTAACAGCTTCATATGTTTTAAATGCTGTTAGTTCAAGTTTTTCTTCAACAGCATCTTTCACACCTAATGCTATAACAACTGCTTCAGTTAATTTAAATACTATTACTTTTACAAAAGGTAGTGGAGCTACCTTTAATATAACAGTTGATACAGGGTCAGGTGGTGGAGGAGGTGGAAGTGTTACTATCAATAATAATGTTGATAATTATATAATTACTGCCACAGGCACAGCTAACACTTTAAATGGTGAAGCTAGTTTACAATACAGCAGTTCAGTTTTAATAAATAAAGGTAAAACATTATTCTCAAGTACAGGTGTTGGTTTAAACAATACAACACATTATTTTAGGGCTTCAGGTAGTGATACTTATGCTGGTTTTGTATTTACAGACCCTGAGGGTGAAGAAGTATTTAAAATTTCAGGTGATATAACCACTAATAGTAATTTAAAAGTTATAATAGGTGATGCAGTTGATGCTGGCAGCGCCACTAAACTTACAATTGATGAAGCTTCAGGTTCTGTAGCTGTAACGGGTAAGTTTAGGGCTGACAGTATTAGAATGACTGATGTAGCGACAGGGGCTAATAATAATGGTGAATTTAGAGTTGGTTCAGTTATGGCTGATAGTTGGTCAACAACAGGCCCTTCATTTACAGCAGGTAGAGTAGTTTATTTATCAGGTAGTGGTCAATGGGCTGAAGCGGTAGCAAGTAGTACAGGCAGCAGTACAGGTGTGTTAGGTGTTACAACAGTTAATGTCAATCAAAATGAAGTATTACTACATGGTGTTATTACAGTTAGCCAAAGCTTAGCAGGCTTTACAAATGGCCGACCAGTATACTTAGCTACATCATCTGCCGGTACAATAACCCAAACAGCCCCTTCATCTTCAGGTCATGTTGCTAGGTATGTTGGTTATGTAATAGATTCAGGCAGCAGACAAGTATATTTTAATCCTGATTTTACTTGGATAGAACTAATATGATAAGAACATATGAAGGTAAATGGTATACTAACTGATAATATTTCAAAAATAGGTGGTATTAGTAAAGCTAATATAACATCTATAAATGGTAATAAATTTGTAAATATAATTACCGATGGGTTAAAGTTATATTTAGATCCTTTTAATCCAAGATCATATCCTGGTACAGGGACTACTTATTATGATTTATCAACAAATCAATATAATTTTACAGTAAATGGACCAACATTTAATAGTGGGTCAATTAAATATTTTTCTTTTGATGGAGTAAATGATTATATGCATGGCCCTTCAGGATCAACATCCTTTGATATAACTTCAGCTGGGTATACTTACTCATGTTGGACTTATTTTCCTACTTCACCTGATTATTTAGATACTAATTTTAGTGTTGCGTTGGTATTGAATGATCTTGAATATCCATTTTGGTGGGACCATAGAACAAATGATAATGGTTCTGTCGCTAGTGGTGCGGGAAATTCCTTTTTAACAGCGGGAAGGAATGGTGGAACCCAAGCAGTCACCACAATAGCTCAAACAATTCCTACAGGTTCATGGGGTTTTTACACATTTAGATTTCAATATAATTCAACAACAACATGCACAATGGCAATATATAGAAATAATACTTTATTAGTTACTGAAAATAACACAGCAAGTAATAGTGGAACTTGGTCTGAATATTCATCTAATCGGAAAAGATATATTGGTGCTGCTGATGTTTATGGGACTATAACAAGATATTCACAAGCAAGATATGGACAAATTATGTATTATAATAGGGCATTGTCAACAACTGAAATGACAAGAAATTATGATAATACAAAAAAATATTATGGATTATGAATTATTATAAGATTTTTCAAAAACAGGAATTATCAACAATTGATTGGAGTTTATTCAGACAAATGGTGATTTGGAAATTAGACCAATCTGAATTTTGTTTGGAATTCAAAAATGAGCCTGAAGATAAGACCGGAGTTTTAGATCAATACGAAGCAAGAACATATACCCGTCAAGAGGGTTGGGTAGCGTATGAACCAATAAACTAATAAAATACAGAACCACTTTAAAAAAATATTTATCATATATGAAAATATTTAGTCCTACAATATCAGGTTCCTCTCAAGCCTCAGGTAGCCTTACTATCTCAGGTAGTCTTACTGTGTCTCAAGGAATAACAGGTTCTTTGTTAGGTACTGCTTCATGGGCTACTAATGCTTTAACAGCTTCATTCCTACCTGTTGGAACCTATAATATAACTTCAAGTTGGGCTCAATCAGCGTCCAATGCTATTAACGCTAGGACAGCCTCATTCTTACCTGTTGGAACTTATAGTGTAACCTCAAGTTGGGCTACTAATGCTTTAACAGCTTCATTTGTTAACACTTTAAACCAAAACTTAATAATAACTGGAGCGGTATCAATAGGAACTAGTAGTGTAGGACCTAATGAAAATACTTTAACATTAGGAGCTCGTGATACTACAAATGAGGGAGGGCAACTTGGATTAAATGCCCCAGGTGGAACATATACATCAGCTTCATTTATTGATCTATATCAAAATAGATTTAGAGTTTTAAGAGGTACAAATGCTAGTAGTGATGCTGAATTATTTAATATAAATTTACACACAGGACAGGTAGGTTTTAGTAAATACACTGGATCTGGTGCATTTCCTGGGTCGGCAGCTGGTTATTTAGCTGTAGATACCGCTGGTAATGTAATAACAGCTACCGGTACAGGTGGGTCAACAACACCAGGAGGTTCAAACACTCAAATACAATATAATAACTCAAATGCTTTTGGTGGAGTTCCAACTTTAACTTACGATGGAACTACTTTAAGAGCTACAGGTTCATTTACAGGCTCATTTACAGGCTCATTATTTGGAACTGCTTCTCATGCTATAACAGCCTCATACGCTTTATCATCCGCTGGAGGGGGTGGATCTTTTTCATTAGCTGGAGCTACAGATGTTAGTTTTAGTGCTTTAGCTGATGGAGATTTAATTAGATATAATGGTACAGCTGGTAAGTGGCAAAATACTAATTTAGGATTATCCTTAACTCCTACCCTATCAGCTATTGAAGGGGGATATTTTGGAGGATATACTAAAATTACTAATTGGGGGAGTTATTCTGATCCTTTAGCTAAAGCTTTTGTTAAAAGTGGAAGTACTGTTATTATAACATGTAGCGTAGATTCTTCAGGTCAAATAACTTGGAGTGATTCTAATTCTAATTATAATTTTACTAGATCTTTAGAAGTCCAAGTGCAAGATTTTGGAGATATAGTTAGTGAGATAACTACAGCTAGTTATGTGAAAAAAACTGCTTCTTTTAGATATTATAGATGGTTTGCTGTTTCAGCCTCTTCTAATGTATTACTCAATGATTTTAGATTCTATTCAGGATCAGCCCAATCAAGTACAGCCTTCCCAGCTAATATGACTAGTAATACGGCTCCTACTCCTTATGTAGCTTCCGCTAGTAGTTTTTATGTTGGATATGAACCTTGGGAGGCTTTTGATAGTGATGTTAATAGCCAATGGTGGAATTTAGCGGCCCCCCCTTATCAAGGAGCATTTGTTTCGGTTGATATGGGGTCTACTTTTACTTCTTCTCTTAGAAGTATGAGAATTCAATTTGGACAAGGCTTCCAAAATTTTACAATGGCTAATATTCAAGGATCAAATGATAACACAACTTGGACCCTATTACATACTATAACTAATGTACCGGCTAATAATGTATCAACTGCTAGAAATTTTGGATAATGGAAGAACAATGTAGACAAGCAATATTAGTTTATGCTAATGATGAAATGCAACGAAATGCCTCTTTATTAGGAGAACATAAAGAATATGTAACTTTAGTTTTAAAACTATTTAGAGATGATTATCATAACCAAGTTAACCAAGGAGCTACTGAATATATAGTTCCTAAACATATAACAGATTACCTGGATAGTATAAAACCTTGGTAGGAATTAGATTGGCCTTACCTAAATAATTTTTTAACTTCAAACTAAATGTTTTGGTTAATAGAAACAGAAGAGAAGTTAAGAGAGTTTAGGGAGAAAAAGTTTAAGAAAGTATTTGTAGAAATAGTTTCCTTAAATAATAAAATTCATCCTACACAAAATGACATTTCTTGTATTTATATTAGGGAAATAGATGATACTAAAGGATATATAGTATCTATCAACCACTCCGAATCTCTTCCTATAGATATACAACATATTCACCAAACACTCCAGGAATTTGAGGAGATATTTGTTAGGGATAAGAAAGAATTCCTACATTACTTTCTATTAAAGCAAGTTAGTGATTTGTATTTTATATCACCCTTTGATATACAAATCCAACTTCCTATTTATGACCATTTTTACAAACAATATTCCAACATAGGTAATATAAACTCAATTATTCCTATAGTTAAACATTATGAATATTGTGAGCTAATATTCTCTCAGGTAAAACATATTTTTAATCTTGAGAAACCATCATACTTTGAATTTTATAACAATAAAGCCACTCCAGTATTTTGGTGGATCGAGCAAGAAGGTATTAAAGTAGATCCTATTTTATTTAAGGAACATTTTGGGATTGAGACAGATAAAACATTCACTCAATTTAATCTTAAAACTACTACAACTCGTCCTTCAAATAGTTTTAATAATATTAACTATGTTGCCTTAGATAAAAAATCAGGTTGTAGAGATGCGTTTATAGCGGAAAATGATTTTCTATTAGAAATAGACATTAGTGCTTATCATCCTACTATTATAGCTCAAATGGTTGGGTATAAGTTTGAACATGATGATATTCATCAATCATTTGCCGAGATGTATGGAGTTGACTATCAAACTTCTAAGGAACTTACATTTAAACAATTGTATGGTGGTGTATTTGAGGAATATAAAGAGTTAGATTACTTTAAAAAAGTAGACCAATACTTAGAAGATTTAAATTCTAAAGAAGAAGTAATTTGTAAATCAGGATATGTTTTTAAAACTAAGGAGTTAAAAAAACAAAAACTACTCAACTATATTCTCCAAAATACAGAAACATATTATAATATTCTTATTTTAGAAGAAATAATAAAAATTATTAAAAGTAAGAATACTAAAATAATTCATTACACCTACGATTCTTTTTTATTTGATGTAGATAAAACCGAAAGAGATACAATTGAGACTATACTAAAAGTTTTTGATATTTATGATTTTAAGGTAAAAATGTCTTGGGGGGTCAGATACGGTTCTCTAAAGTCCGTGTAATATGTATACCCCGGATATTAACCACACATTTCCCTAGATCAAGATTAAAAACTAAATGAATAATAAATTATTTTGCACTTTTACTACGCTAGAGGGTTTGGATGACCTAGTGCAAGAAATACAATATAATTACGATATACTTTATAATAAAATTTTTATCCTTTATATAAAAAGTAATGATGAGTATGTCTGTACATACAACGTAGACCCCGCTAGTATGAATAACGTATTACCTAATACCATACTAGTTCATAGAAAAAAAGAATCTAATACGCTTTATACAATAAATGCGTTAAATGAGTTAATAAAACGATTAAATGGAGGAGTTGTTGATATTTATTATAAAGTGAATTGGCAGCATTATAAGAATACTATATTGTTGACCCAACATAATGAATTGAAACAACTAAAAACTAAAATACATCAAATAATAGAATTATGAATAATTTTGACTTAAGAAAGTATTTGGCTGAAGGAGGTTTAAGAGCCAGATTAAATGAAAACTTAGACCCAGATCCTGAGCTTTATCCTGATGGTTATGACTTTGGAGACTTAGAAGAAGGAGAAGATAAAGATGTAGAAAAAGTAGCTAAACTTTTCCTTGAAGAAGGAGATGATGACTATATGGAAGAAGCTATGACTGATGAAGAAGTCAACGAATCTTTCTTAGATGAAATGGCTCGTACATCAAACACTTTTATGTTAGCTAAAGATGCTAGTACAGCTGATGTTAGATCTTTCATGAGTAAAGTTAACAACCTCCTCAAAACTTATAAATCACCAGGTCAGAAAAAGCCAAAGAGCAGATTTACTCCTGAGGATATGGATAGGTTGGTTGATGTCTTAAAAAAAGCAAACTTTACTTCTAAAGAAGTATTAGATGCTATTAAAGGATGGAATAACTCAGCTCAAGCTAATACCTTTCTTAAAGTCCTCCAAGATAAAGGATATATAGCAATTACCTCAGAATTAAAGAAATTTAGTAAACCTGAAAGAGATCCTAATGCTCCTGAAACTAGAGGTAGAAAAAAGAAGGTAAAAGATGAGGATGAGGATACTAAAAAGAAAGATAAAGAACCTACAGATGATCAAATCAGAAAAGCAGCTAAAAAAGCTGGTTTAGATGAAAATGATAGATTCTTAAATGAATTTTTAAAAAAAAACCTTTTAAGTGAAATTCAATCTGAAGAGGAAGTTGCTAATTTATTAGATGATTTTTATCAAGAAAGAATAAACACTTACCCAAATGTTGAAACATTTGCTGATGAAGTAAGAACAGCTTTAGATGCTCTTACTATGAGATACAGCAATGATGTTGATATGTAAGTAAAAATAAATATAAAAAAGAAGGCCAACTTAGTTTGGCCTTTTTTGTCTTATATACTATATTTAAAGGAAAAAAGTTACATCATGGATTTAAATGCAATTAGAAGTAAGTTGAATTCCCTTCAACAACAACAAACTAAGGGAAGTGGAACTGACAAGAATTTATTTTGGAAGCCAAGTGTTGGTAAACAAGTAGTTCGAATTGTTCCAAGTAAGTTTAATAAATCTAATCCCTTTAGTGAGGTATATTTTCACTATGGAATTGGAGCTCGTACAATTTTGTCTCCTATCAATTATGGAGAGAAAGATCCAATTGTAGAATTTGCTAAACAACTTCGTCAAACAAGTGACAAAGAAAATTGGCGGTTGGCTAAAAAATTGGATCCCAAAATGAGAGTATTTGTGCCTGTTATTGTTCGAGGTGAAGAACATGAAGGTGTAAAATTGTGGCAATTTGGTAAGGCTTTGTATCTTGAAATGTTGAGTATGGCAGATGATGATGATATTGGTGATTACACTGATATTATGTCTG